GTTACCAAATATAGTGTTTTGAATGTCGGTTTAACCGACATGCAGCTCCATGTTCGAATCAACAATTTCTTGAGGATGACATCGTCATACTCTGAGGAGCATGTAGTCCAAGGATTGTCAGAAGCACAACTAGTCCACATTATCGCGCAGCACTACCATGACTCAGTGCGCAGAAAAAGTTCGAACTTAGGGCTTTTTCGGCAACCCCCGGAGGGCTCTTTCAATATGGATATCGGGTCGGGGAGATACCAATGCCTAAAATCAACGAAACCTAACCATCTCTCGTTGCTAAAAAGATCTATGATATTAGCGACCTTTCTCGTTCTCCTATGCGCTGTGATTTGGGTTTGGCCTGTTTTGGCGCTGCCCAGCCCGTCCCCGATATCTCATACACCCCGAACTTCATCGCCGGCCTCCAGCACAGAGTCGGCAGACGTCCCCCAAAAGTCAGCCGCGAAATTCTCAGATCCATCAACCGATTCGTCAGGAAATGGTGTAAGAAAAATCTTGTTCCACTTACCGCCCAGGACATTCCGTCATTTGATGAGTGGCTCGCAGCTCGTCCCTACACTCAGAGGCGTAAGGCTGAGCTTCGCAAGGTTTATGAGAAAATGTCTGGAAAACCATATCCAGTTGATAAAGATATATGGATCAAAGCTTTTATCAAGGATGAATGTTACGACGGTGAGTACAAAGTCCCAAGAGGAATATTCAGTCGCGATGACGCCTTCAAAGTCTACTCCGGACCAATTTTTAGTGCGATTGAAGCTCGCATTTATAACCACCCAGCATTTATTAAACATATACCCGTACCGGACCGTCCTTCATATATTTCCCGTCTTCTATTGGATGATACTGATCCTGGAAATACCCTTCCGACTGATGAACATAAACATACCATTCCGAGAGCCTTTGATCGAGAACTTCGGAAGAATAATCTACCACGAACTGCATTTGATCAACGCGCTTGGCGTGTTTACGCTAGCGATTATTCTTCTTTTGAGTCTCACTTCACACCTGAGATTAAGGCAAATTTGGAAAATATCGTTTATGATTTTCTTTGCTCTCAGTTGCCTCACGCCCTACGCGACACAATGGCTTTTATCACACGAGTATTGTCCGGTGATAATAGGATTGTCTCAAAATTTGGAATCTTTAGTTTGCTCGCCACACGTATGAGCGGCGAAATGAACACCTCATGCGGTAACGGAATCTCAAATCTACTTGTTAATCTTTATGTGATTTGGGCAATTGGCGGAAGATGCATGAGAGGTGTTGTGGAAGGTGATGATGGACTCTTCCGCTACTTTGGTCCCCAAGTTAAATCTGAATATTTTAAAATGTGCGGATGGACCATAAAAATAGGCACATTTGATACGATAAACGACGCGTCCTTTTGCGGAATCGTCTTCGATGAGCTTGACGGCATAAACGTCACTAACCCAATTTCAGGACTGTTAGAGTATGGTTGGGGAAGTGGGAAGTATGCGAAGCTACCGATGAAGGCGAAATTGCGATTATTACGGGCTAAATCGTTGTCTTTGTTATACAGTTATCCTGGATGCCCAATATTACAAAGTTTAGCATTAGCCGGGCTGAGGATAACAACTGGTATGAAATGGCTAGTTCCATACAACGCTTCCCAGTATGAGAGGGAAGAATTCCAGATGGCCATCAAATATATCAAAGAAAATGGACTACCTGTTCGTGAGGTCCCTCAACGCACGAGAAATTTAGTGGAAAGACTGTATGGTATTACAGTCGAGTCTCAAATTGAAATTGAGAAACGTCTAGACTCGATTACTGAACCGTGCGTATTGAGATTTCCAGAACTCGAACACTTATACAAAGTCGACCAGATATCCACCTTCCATACTTACGTATATTCCATGAATGATAAGGTGGACATTGGTATACGACCC